CTGGTACATTCTAGCGGTCTACCCGCGATTCTGCCGCTTATAGCGACTTGGATGGGTTATCCATCGCTGTTTGACCTTGCTCGCGATGAGGTTTGCCATGCCCAAAAAAACAAAAAAAATCAAAAACTCTTTTATCTTTGACTTTCTTCTGGGACGCCTGCGAGGCTCTTTCCCTTCAAGGGGGGAAGATCCACTCGGACCCACTGGCGGGCGTCGGCGAGACTTTCGGGTTCTCGGAGACCGGCTCTGCGGCGGTGCTTCTGTTGCTGTGCTTGGTTCATCACACTGTCGTGAAGGCACGACATCATCATCGACCACGACGTCAACTGGTGCTGGTGTAGCTGGCTTGGGCTCAGCGCAAAGTGGAGCCTGAAGCAGTTCCTGGGTCGTTGTGACGGAAGCCATCCAGTCATTGAATAGCTTTCTGTCGAACTCCGGGAAGAGCAGACCAAATTCCACATCCATCCATCCCTCAACATTTTCGTTGGGGAATTGGTCGGAATTGCTGAATTTACCCCACCAGGTACCAACACCAAGTAACGACTTGGGTCGATAAGGTGATAACGCAAGCACTCTCTTGCAAAGCTCGGAGATGACAGGTGTGTTACCATCTGTTGCCACGTACGACATGGCTTTCTCGACGAACTTCTGCTCAGGCGCGACGTTAGAAGGCAAGCGAACCGTTGTATGGAACTTCGAGAGCTGTCTCTTGACATCGCACATACTATCAAGCTGTCCATACCAGACACCTGATGAATAATAGCGAGCCAAGAAATTGACCCCTCTGTCCCCTCGCTGTACCACAGCGGCTTCCAGGACGAGTCCTGTGGCTTTGGAAGCCCATTGGTGGGACTCGACAGCCAGATCGGCGTCGAGACCGTCATCACCAAGATGGATCCCCAAAGCTCCAAAGGCCTCCTCTGGAGTATACTTGGTTCCGTCCCGCTTGAAACTGTGCCTGAACGCAAGATAAGCGTTGAAGGCGGCTCGCAGGGTTTGGAACAGACTGGTGGCTGAACAGCCTGATCCATGCGATGATCCTTGATCAAATTGAGTTCCATGGGGTAGGTAGCCCCGGTTGTCAACATTCCTCTTGAGTAATTCATTCAAGACAGCAGAGTGGTTTGCAAAGGCCTTCATGCAAACCGCCCGCTCAACCTTGCGCAACACGTGAGAGATCGTTCCATCCATCCGATGATAATCGGATATGTTGACGAAACTCGCATTACTGCAAATCTCGGCAACTCGACGGGCAATCTCAATCGGTGTCTTGCCAGGGCCATACCACTTGAACTGCTTCATGTGTTGGGCTAGTGCTAGGGAAAAGGTGGCCATGTCTAATTTGTCAGCATCATTGTAGGTAGAGATGTTTCGAGGATCTTTAACATCCCCATAACTCTCCGCCTTGATGAAACATTTCAACACTGCGGCACGCCAATGTCCCGTAACAACAGCCTTAGCAATCGACAGCTTCTGGGCACTGCTGGTTTGTTTTGCATTTACCACTTCAAAACAAACGGGTTCAAGGTGCACATCTCGCATGATGAGTTTCGCAAACTCATCCATGCATCGGTCACGGAAATTGCTGGGCTTGGGTTCTGATTTCTTCAGGGAATTGATACGTCCCTCGACGCACCTTTCCTCACCAGCTTTATTCGCCACAGGGGCGAACGCTCCGTGTACCAACGGACTCATAAATGCCTGTAGCTTAGGGCGGGCCTCAGGATCGAACATATCTGGTCGATACTGGTACGCCCTCACAGCCTTAGCTACTGGGTAAACTACAAACCTAGCCCTTGGCCCACGACAACGGTGAAACTCAGTCAAAACCGCCGATGCGGCACGATCTTTGACCCAGCTCGCTGAGGTAGGCAGCATAAGGTTAGTGGTCCCCAATCTGGCAACCGTTGCGATGGACTCATCTTCCGCACAGGTGACAGTGGCACACAGCAAGGCTCCTGGCCTGGCTGTGGTGACCATCGTTTTCCCGTCCGGCGTCATGG